TTTCCAGGTGAACTTAACACCTCTGAGTTGATTTAACATCTCAGTGGCACTTGTAACAACTTCAATATCTTTCTTGAGATTGATATCAGAAGTAGAGTTTACATCACCAGTTACATTGATACCAGTTGATGTGGTTTCAAGTTTGGGGCTACCATTGTGATAAAGCAAGACTGATCCACCACTATTACCATACAAGTATGATACATCACTTGTGTTTCGCAGGCTTAGATTATTTGCACGAATCCTTAAGTCTCCAGTGCCAACATCATCAATAAAACTATTAGAACCATCATGATAAATCTGTAAGTCATCACCAGCACCTAATCTCAACTTATCATTATCGCCCATAGTAATGTCACCAGTACTAAGGATTGATGTTGTACTAACATCAATTTGACCAGAGACAGTGAGGGTTCCTGTAAATGTATCAGAAGTATCAGATCTTAAGAACTGACTGCTGTCTATACTATCAAGGGTTTGTGCATTAACATTAGTTAAAGAAGAACCATTACCAGAGAAACTAGTAGCAGTTAGTTGTCCAGTCGAAGAATTAAAAGTTAAGTTCGTTCCAGATTTAGGTGGTAAATTACCTGTTGCTGCTGTAACAAAGAGAACATTACAAGAAGTATCTGAACTCTCATCTGCAACAGTTACATTAGCTGCAGTAGTTGCAGTAGTTGCAGTAGTTGCATTACCAGTTAAGTCACCAGTTACATTACCTGTCAAAGATCCATTGAATGATGTTGCAGTTAAAATACCAGTAACTACTGCTGTATTCTGAACTTCAAGATCTCCAATTATAAGTCTATCAGTAGGTCCTAGTCCCCCAGCACTAACACTTATTGTTCCAATTCCAGAAGATAAACTAACAGATGTGATAGCCGATCCTCTAAAATCAAGTATAGTCGCACCAGTTCCTACAGGACCTCCTACAGTATTAAGTCCAATACCTTCTACTGGAAGACCTGTTAAATTACTTCCATCTCCATAATAAGTAACAGTGCCAGAAACAGCAGTAATAATACCTGATGAATTTGGTGCAATTAGAACATCTCCAAATGTTGCACCAGCTCCAGTAAGATTTGTGATAGAACCATTAACGATATTAAGAGTAGTTATTGTTGCAGCGGTTCCAGTAAGGTTCGTAATGAGACCATTAGTGGAATCAAAATCAGTTATAGTTCCTATAGTTCCAGTAAGGTTCGTAATAAAACCATTAGTGGAATCAAAATCAGTTATAGTTCCTGCAACTCCAGTAAGGTTCGTAATAAGACCATTAGTGGAATCAAAATCAGTTATAGTTCCTGCAGTTCCAGTAAGACTTGTGATTTCTGCATTAACAATAGTGGCAATTCCACTTACATTAAATCGTTCTGCAGTTAAGTCTGTTGCAGTTACTGTGGCGAGTGTAGAAACACCAGTAACATTAATACCAGGAACTGATATTGGACTGCTAAAAGTTAGTTCAGAACCCTCACCATAATAAGAAGTTGAAGTTGTAACACCAGTAACATATAAATCAGAACAACCAATACCACCATTTACATGCAATTCGTAGTATGGTAAACTTGTCCCAATACCAACTTTATTGATAGTTGCGTCTGCAAGAATAAGTTCGGTATTTACTTCGAGACCATTCTTGACGACAAAATTCTTATTGATTGCCAAGGTTCACTCTCCCCTTGAGATACTTTTTAGTTATTTATAAATAAAAGAAAAGTTTTTTAAGGTCAATATGGCTTCGCAAGTATTGAGCGGTAATGGACCAATGTCCTATACCAATAACACTGGAGAGAATGTAAGAGTAGTTATTAATTACCTTGGGTGGACAGAAGGTGGTGGTTTCACAAATAATGTTGTAATATCGTGGGGACAAGGTTCTGCACGAACAACCTTTGCATCCAGCGGGGTTCCGGAAGGTGCAATTGGCAGAAATTTAGGATTTATATCCTCACAATCCACCGGTTCCGGCACTATTAATACCATTGGAAACAATGCTTACTCAACGGGATCTAATGTAGGCGATTCATTTGCATTTCCTACAGAAGTAATACTCGCACCGGGTTCAACATTTTCTACATCTATGCAATTTTCGGGAGCAGGATATCCTCAAACTCTTGCAGGATATAATATTGTAGTCATCCCCGAAGGGGGATGATTATATTGGCATACTGAATCCGCGTGTTGTGAACGGATAAGGTGCTGCTGCTTCTACATTATAATTAATAGCATTTGAGGCGTCATCGTATGTTACGGTGATGCCTGTTTGTATGCCTGTATTAATTGCAGCACCAACTGCATCTTGTGCTCTTTCATCAGTAAAATAAAGATTTGTAGAACCTTCGGCAAGGTAATCAGTATTTGTAAGAACACCTGATACAACTTCTGAAGGAGAAACCCAATCAAGAACTCCACTACCAGTGGTCTTCATCAGACTACTTGCAGTTCCAACGGCTGCTGGTAATGTAATCTCGTAGTTTGAAGTTACATCAGATACAACCTTCAGACCGACATAATTTGTGTGATTAGTATCATAAATCCAAACCTTATCAGCAGAAGCAGTTCCTCTTATATCAAGAGCAGTATTAGCAGTAACAGTATTGATACCAACACTTCCATTAATATCAATAATAAATGGTGTCGTATCACTTCCAGTATTATCAACTCTTACGATATTGCCAGAACCACTTGTGGATCTAATACGAAGTGCTTCAGATGAAGTAGAAATAATATCAAGTTTTGCACTAGGAGTAGATGAATTAATACCAATAGAGTTTCCAACATAAACATTTGAACCATCAAAGGTGAAGTTACTATCTCCAGCAAAGAATCCACTGCCATTATATTGAATGGAATTTACAGGAGCACCAGGAGAAGCAGTTCCTGCACTTGTTCCTTCAAATGTAACACTTGCAATACCTGAAGTGTTATAAACTGCAGAGATAGTAAGACCAAGTCCAATGAAGTTGATTTCAGTTGCAACACCAACAAATGTCTTGGTCAATCCAATTCCTGTAGAAACACCAACATTTAATGGAGATGCATCTACAATAACTGTTCCTATTCCAGCAGTAGAATTATATTCCGTTCTTAAGGTAGCGCCAATGCCAGAACGGAAATCGATGCTTGTTACAACACCAACAAAAGAACCAGCAGACGAAATACCAACTCTCTCATCTTCAAAACTTCCAACATAACCAAAAGCTTCCCAAGTGTTATTTGTGGTGTAAATCCATCCAGCATATTGTCCTGCTGAAGGAACACCATTATAAACAACATCACCAGTGTTTCCTGCTAATGTGGGAGTGCCAAGACCAACAGAATACTTTCTAGAAACTGTTGTGCTTCCTTGTAAGAACAAGGAGTTTGCTTCAATACCCTTTGCAGAAGTAGAAGTGAGTTTGTTGTTAATAATTAATGGACCATCAAATTCGGAAATAAGGTTCTTATCTGGACCACCTTCAACACGAATAGAACGACTAATTGATGCTTCAAGTGGCGAAAGAACATCAAAACCAACACTTACACCACCAACACCAGGATCTTCTCCTGTTACTGTAGGAATTGGTGAGTCGAATACTTCTTCTTGTCCTGTAGCAGAGTTGACTTTCTTATTTCCAGTATAGAAATCACCATCAGCATTCATTGCTGTGAAGATGGTAATACCACCATCAGTTTTGGTAGACTGTGAAAGAATTTCTTCTTGAGGACTGATGTTTCTATCTTGTCTTTCTGGGAATGCGGTGGAATAGTTACCAGGACCATATCCAAGATACTCAAATGTGTGTGCAGACGCACGGATAAATGAGTTTCTGCGAAGTTCAATAGGTGATGGTTTGATTCTCTTAACAACATCACCAGAATTATGCGAAGACTGGTTAGTTCCTAAAAGACCTCTGAATACACTAACAGGGTTTCCAGTAACTGCAGATTTAACTCTTAAAATTTCATTCCCAATCTGCAAGTAATCACCAATATTAAAGTCAAAATTAGTTACATTATTGATGGCAATTGATGCATCAGTTGCAGTTACAGCACTAGAAATTGTGGTTGTAATACCAGCATATGTTGGAATAATTCTACCGTTTGTGCTTTCATTTCCAGGAACAATGCTTCCACCAAAAGAACTATATGCAGGTTGATATACATAAGCATCACCAGCAAGTGAATGAGTTTCTGTTGCCAATCCAACATTAACGGAGAATGATGTTTTAGAAGGAACATTCTTAATGATGAAGTTTCTATTGAAGTAGTTGTCAGTGAACCCACCAACTACAACTTTGTTATTAACACTCAGTCCGTGTGGATTATATGATGTAATTGTTAAGATACCAACAGAACTATTATATGCAGATGTCTGAACACCAATACCTTTTGCAGTCAGAATAACATTACCAGTTGCTGCTACTGTTGAACCAACACCAAGTTCATATGCAGGAGAAACAGTTGATGCAGAAGCAACTGTGACTTTATTTGAATTATCAACAGATGTAATTCTGTATAAGGTATTATATTGTCCGTAAGAACTTGGTGAAATATCATTGATACTTAAGACATCGCCAACATTACTATAAATGTTGCTAACAGTCAGAACTGCTGCAGTATTTCCAGTAGTTGTTCCTACACCAACAACTGAAAGTGTATTTCCAATACCATAAGCACTACCACCATCAATAATCTTAAGTGAAGTAATTGCTCCACTATTTACAGTAACTCTTGCTGTTGCGTGAGAACCAGTAGTAGAACCTGCAAATCCAACAAGATTTACATTGTAGTAGTTACCATCAACATAGTTTGTTCCACCGTTAGTAATAGTCAGTCCAGTGACTCTATTAAAACCGTGATCAAGAGATGTATAGAAGGTATGTGCAGTTCCAGCAGCAACAGAAGTAATTTCTGTCAGTCCAATACCAACATTGTTATCAACAAGTTTCTTACTTATGGTTTCTTTTGTAATCGAATGTTGTGGTTCATTAACTACAACTTGACCAATTACATCAGGAAGAGCAAATGATACTGCTGCTTGTGGGTCAGACTTTGGATTATCTCTATTTGTCTGTGGATATAAAGATTGAATTGGTTGTGAGAACCTTGAAGTATTATATGGAGTAACAGTTGGACTGTTAGAAGAGTTGAGAACTAACAGATGATAGATACCATCTTGCTTTCCAGGAACATATTCTTGAATTTCCTGTGTTCTGTAGATATAGTATGTGCCTACAGTTTTCTTTTTCTTAAAGTATGGAAGTGATGTAGTTCTACTTGAAGTATCATTTGTGAATGAACCGGGATCATTAGTAATAGCAACACTAAACTGTTTTGCACTGCTAATTCCCGCAACAGTGAAAGTTCCATTATATGCAGAGTTTGCAACACCAACACTATTATTTGTGCTTGTAATGTTAATAACTTCAACTTCAGCACCAACCTTCAAGTCGTGAGGAATTTCTGTGATGATATTTGCAGTTCCACCAGACCAATTTGCTCCTGCAATGTATCTTGGATTTCTTAGTTGAGTTGAATCAGAAAGAGATGCAGAAATTGGATTGTATAACAGTCCAACCTCAGTATTGGTGGATCCAATAGAAGTATTGGATTCTTGAATAATATAACCATCTAATGGTGGACGCGCAGTGAGAGCAGAATCTGAAGGAATAACATAGCGTAAACGATATACAGTATCAATCAGACTTCTATCATCTGGTCTTCTATTAATATATGACCTTGATGTTGCATCACCAAGAGCAGTTGAACCTAAACCAACGATTGTATTATACAGTGATGACTCAGTTGCTGCAGTTGCAACATTAATATACCACTGAGATGAAGATGTATCATATTGAATTGGATGTCCGATATCTCCAGACTTCTTATCAGAAACTCTACTTACAACCTTTAAGATTCCGCCCTTATTATTAAGTGTAATTTCATCATCAGAAAAAGCATCATTTAATGTTTGTGCAATTTTAATTTGGTCTGAACCAACAATACCAGTACCAGATGTAATTGCAAAATAAATTGTATTATTGCTAAGTCCATCAGGAAGTTGTCCTGTTTCACTGATAACACGAATGGTTTCACCGTTAATTAAATTATGATCAGACTCTAAAGTAAGTACATTACTTGTAATGCTATTAACACCTACAGAACTTCTACCAACTACAGATTCCTTTTGATATGAAATTTCGTTTCCACTATACTCAGTATTCGGCATAATAATACGTGCCGAATATGAAGTGGTAACTCCGCTATTTGAAATTAATACATTAAGAGTATCATTTTCCTTTGCACCAACTCTATACCCATCAATAACACTTTCGGGTCTGTTTGATGGGTTTGTTTGATTGTAAAGATAAAGTCTGCTTGTATTAGCAGTTCCTACAACTTTATTAACATCAATTGCATTGAACTCAATACTTGTTTGAGTGCTTTCGTTTTCTCTTGGTGGAATAATATGAGTGATGTATCCAACATCATCTCTTGCAATTGCATTTTTTCTAAATCCAGAAGATTTGAGAGAAATAGAACCAAAGTTTGAGTTAGAGTTATTAATTGATTGATCGCCACCACTTTCTGCTAAGAAATGACTTGCAAAACCAATAGCAAATACAGAAACTACCTGAATATATCCATCATTTGAAGATTTAATGTGGAAGTTTTCATATGCAGGTTTGAATCGTGCTCTAGAATCTGTTCCTAAAGATTCATTGCCAGATACAGTTGAATCTTCATAGATTCCAGTATCACTATTGTACTTAATGAATGCATTATTATCTTTTTGAAGTCCAATACCAGTAAATTGTGCAACGACCATGGACTTAAATCCTGATGCCTTGTTGCCATCAGCATGAAGACCACACATACCATATACCGATCTCATTGAGATGTTGAAGATATATGGCGAAGCAGAAGTTACAGTATCTACAGAGACATTAATAGTTGCACCAGTTACTGTGGGAAGTGCATTGCTTGGTGGATTTTGTACTTTATATTGAATATTGGTAGAGTTAATCTTATTATAGACAACATATTGTCCATCATATCCAGAAGAACCAACTCCTTCAATTTTAATAGGTGTATCAGTATCAAATTGAGTTGCATCTTCACCAAGAGTGACAGTAATCGTAGTGGTTGCGGTTACACCATCACCAGAACGAATACTTGTGATGCCAACTTCTTCACCTCTTGAACCAACAATACGATATTCATCAATTTTGGGTTGAATATCTAAACCAGAGGAAGGATAGTCGGGTTCAATTTCACGACCAGAAGCAGGACCATATGCAAGTCCTACTTTTTCATAATACATATCCAGATCAGTTTTGGTTGTTGAATATGTCTGGAAATCATCATCAATGTTTACAGAATTGGTTCCATCTGCATATTCAAATGCAGTAAGTTTATGGTGTGAAAAGTTTGGAACAAATTCATTTATCGTATAATCTTTATAGCAGACACCATTTGGATCAGCATCCAAAATAGTAAACTGCCAGAAATAACAACCGCCAGTTACACGAAAAACAGCAGATCTTTCAATCTCATCGTTTTCTGGATTTGGAACATACTTTGGTCTAATGATTGTCTTACGAAGATCCATACCAACGATGGAAGTTCCGCGAGGAACAATAACACCACCGTGAATACTATTCAGTTTATATAATGCATTATTTTCTACAGAAAGGTCAAACTGTGTGGTTAAATCAAAAGGTGGAAAATCAGTTGATGTTAAACTATTTCTTAATCTAAAGTTACCTATTCCATCAGGAATCCAACCAGGTCTGTTGTCAACAGTATGCTCACCTGGATATAATACAATAGTAGTCTTATTAAATCTATCGTTATCTAAACCTTTTTGATATGAGAAACGAGATGCCTCAATCAGTGCCCTTTGAATAGTCTTAAAAGGTCTCGTAAGACTATTACCTGTATTTTCGATACTATCTGTAGCATCAAGGCTATTCGGATCGACATAAAGAATAGTGCCACGAACTGACTTCAGAAAATTATTTAATCTGGAAAGACCCATCTTATTAGTGCTTATAGTTCCGTTATGAGTTATTTATCCATAAAAAAACCTCCCTAAAAGAGAGGTTTGAAATACACAGTGTGCCAATATTTACACGGATTTTATATTATCCCACAACTTTCTTCATTCCACAAAACTTCAAGTTTTTTATCAAATACCATTAAGTATCTATGCTTTCTGGTTCTATCTTTCCATTCGCCATCAACACCTTTAACACTACCTCTTGAGTGTTTAGTACCATCAGCAAAGTAAAAATCTTTCTTTGGAGTGCTCAAACCGTAGTATTTAAAATTACACGCACGATAAATGATTCCACTGTGATGAGCAGAGTCAGCATAACTAATAATGGCACGAACACTTGTATCTTTTCTAAACCTCTTGATACACCGACTAACAAACCACGAAGTAATATTATACTCTTCTTTTTGAATATCAGGATCTACACATAGTCTAGAAAGTTCAAATAGTCCTTCTTGTTGATTCCTCTCTAGTCCAAATGCTCCTTTGGCGATTTCAGGAACAGGGAGCCCAGTAAAAATACAAACGGCAAGACACCCACCAATATTAAGAGGACAGTCCCAATCGGTGTGTCTAAAAAGTCCATAATTATATCCTGACTTAAAGTCCTTTGATTCGTCTTTTAGATAATGGTAATTATATAGTAAGTTTTTGCAACTTTCTTTATCTACCCTATCAATATAAAACTCACTCTTCACACTTTTCCTCTAGAATATATTCTACAGTATTTGCCACATCATTCATAGCATCACGAAGCATTGGTTGTTGACCAGAATGTTGCTCAATGTGTGCCACACCATTACGAAACTCTTCATACAGAGTCCATCTCCACTGTCCCATAGACTTACTATACCAAAGATTAATTTTCATTAGTCAACAGGCATCATTTCAGGATTTTCTAATTCTACATCAAACATCAAAGGATGGCATTCTTCATCAACCAAATAAAATGATGCTCTATATACTTCTTCGGGTTCCCATTTTTTTTCTCCATCCGCAATGTCTATAAGACTTAAATCGTAGAGTCCATCATCTGGAACATCATCAAAAGTAAATGGAACTCCTTGTATGAAATACATAAGAACAATTTGTTTGCCCTTATTGTACCAGACATATCTGGTATCGATTCGGTATTTCATGGGACTATCTCGTACCCTAGTTTATATAGGGCAGTGCGAGTAGGGAGACTTGAACTCCCACATCCTTTTCAGGACAACTGATTTTAAGTCAGGTGCGTCTACCGATTCCGCCACACTCGCAAGGTACAGGTGGATGGAATTGAACCATCTCAAAGGCGCTAATCTGGCGCAAAATGCTTATAAGACATCTCTGACTACCTAGTCTCACCTGCAAGAAAACCCTATTCGGGTTGATAAGTAGGTTGATGAAAAGCACAGTATTCGTTGAATGTGATTTTCATTTCCTTGTTAGTAAGGTTAGCATGTTTTGCTGCTTTTGGCAAGTTCCACTTTGCGGAGAATAGCATCTCCATTGATTTGCGTGTTTCTGGTCTCATAGGGGAGTTGCGTAAGAAAGAACTTCTTCGTCACAGGTTGAACGAACAAATTGTAGCACACTCATAAACTGATCAGTAGTTTCACAGACCACTTTTTTTTCTGTCCCTTCACTTGAGTAGATGTAGATTGTTCGCTT